CTAGATGTTTACAACGCTGCTGCTGCCGCTGCAAACAATGAAGTATTGAGACTGCGCTATGTAACAAGCACAACTGCGGGTCATAGTGGTGATTTGAATTTTACAAATGGATCAGGAACAGTTGTAGGTAGAGTTTCTAGCGTTGTTCAAGATGGAAGTAATGTCGCGTTAGCGTTTGGCACTTTTGGAAGCAGCACTTTTGGCGAACGTATGCGTATCAACGCCTCCGGTAACGTGGGGATTGGTATAGGTTCGCCAACTAGGAAACTTCATGTGTATGGAGGAGCAACAGGAACTCGCACCATGGGCGCTATTGGTAATGCTTCTGAGGCTTTAGAAGTTGGCGTTAATGCTTCGAACCTTGCAACGATTAACTCTGTGGCTGGCAGCTCAATAATTTTCACACAGAACAACACAGAACGCGCCCGTATCGACTCCAACGGTAAGATTTTATTTAATACAACCACGCAAAATAACAATGAGCAAGTTGGGATGGTTTACAGTTCCAACGCTGGCGTTGGGTTTTCAATAAAAGATTCAAATCCACAAAACGGAAACACTTTTATTGAATTTAGAAATGGCGCAACTTTAGCGGGAACAATTACATCCGACGGCACAACAACAATGACGTATGGTTCCGCATCTGATTACCGACTGAAAGAAAACTTATCTCCGCTTACTGGTGCGCTGGCAACAGTGGAGCAACTAAAGCCGCAAGTTGGGTCGTGGAAAGCAGACGGCTCTAAGTTTGTCGGTTTTGTCGCTCATGAACTGCAAGAAGTTTTCCCTGATGCAGTTGTCGGGGAAAAAGACAGAATTGATGCTGACGGTAATCCTTTGTACCAAATGGTTGATACTGGTTCAGCTTCAATTATTGCCACCCTGACCGCAGCCATTCAAGAACAGCAAGCCATGATTGACACCATGAAGCAAGAGATCGCCGAGTTGAAAGCAAAGGTAGGTGAGTAATGGCAATCGACAAGAATATCGTGGTTCATCGGGAACTGTAACAACTATCGCAAACGCATAAGGAGATAACATGGAAATCACTTGGGTAATCGAACAAATGCAGTGCGCCCCCCAACAGGATGGCGAAACGGACGTTGTTATCACGGCAGCATGGCGCTGCAATGGCGAGCAGGTCGATGGTAATAAGACTTACACCGGCACCGTTTATGGATCTTGCGGCTTCACGTATACCGTCGGTGATTTCACACCGTACGACCAACTGACTCAGGATCAAGTCTTGGGCTGGTGTTGGTCAAGCGGTGTAGATAAAGACGCTACCGAAGCCAATGTGCAGTCGCAGATCGACAACCAAATTAACCCGCCCGTTGTTGTACTTCCGCTACCTTGGGCAAGTAGCTAACTTTTAAAAGGAGTATCGACATGGGAAAAAACGAAAAAACCCCCATTACGATTGACGGTGTTGAATATAAGTTTGAAGATTTAACTCAAGAGCAACAGATTCTTGTGAATCATGTAGCAGATTTAGATCGTAAATTAGCTTCTGCCAGGTTTAACGTAGATCAATTACAGGTTGGCCGAGATGCCTTCTATGGAATGTTAAAAACTGCGTTAGAGAAAAAAGAAAAAGATGACTCCTGAACTACAAAAGTATTACGAAGACAGGTTTTCCATGATGGCAACTGAAGGATGGAAAGACCTTGTTGAAGATATTGATAATATGATATATGCTTTGAACAATATATCAGTTATTGAGAGTGAGTCTCAGTTACAGTATAAGAAAGGTGAGCTTTCTATACTTACTTGGTTAAAGAATCTTAAACAAATAAGTGAAAGAGCTTACGAAGAACTTAACGAAAAATGAAACGTATTTATGAATTCGCCTGTGAAAACGGGCATAAATTAGATCGCTACGTTGAATATCAACAGAATAGCGTTCTGTGTGACTGCGGCGCGACAGCTTCGCGCCTAATCTCTGCTCCGTCTTTTAAGTTGGAAGGATGGTCTGGTCATTTTCCCTCTGCTCATGGCAGATTTGATCGGATTCATCGTGAAAAGTTAAAGTCGGAACAGAAAGCTAACTCTTAACCAATTATTGGCGAGTTAATCTCCTACAACCCATAGCGGCAGGAAAGGTATAAAAAAATGTTAGTTGATACTGAAATTGATACGATTGATGAAAAAGAACCAGCAAAGTTGGAAGAAACCGTAGAGCAAAATTCTAATGAAATCCCTGAGAAGTATCAGGGTAAGTCTTTGGATGACATTATTAAAATGCACCAGGAGGCTGAAAAGCTCATTGGGAAACAAGCTCAAGAAGTCGGTGAAGTCCGCAAACTTGCTGATGAACTCATTAAACAGAATATCAATAAGAATCAAGAAAACATCCAGCAGCAAGAGCCTGAAGTAGATTTCTTTGAAGACCCGAAAAGAGCTATTCAGAATACTGTAGATCGACATCCTGATGTTTTAGCTGCAAAACAGGCCACGTATGAGTTTAAAAAGATGCAGATTCAACAAAAACTCAGCAAAGACCATCCTGATTACGTTGACATTGTTCAAAACAATGACTTTGTTAATTGGGTTAAAGAAAGCCCTGTACGTCTTGGGCTTTACGCTAAAGCAGACGGTGAGTTTGATTACGACAGTGCTAATGAATTGTTATCCACCTATAAAGCGTTGCGTTCAATTAAGTCAAAGCAAACGGAAAATGATGGTAAAGAAGTCCGCAAGCAAAGTCTTAAAGCCGCATCCGTTGATACCGGTGGTTCTGGAGAGTCTTCGCGTCGAGTCTACCGTAGGGCTGACCTGATCCGTTTAAAAATGACTGACCCTCAACGATATGAAGCTCTCAGCGATGAGATCATGAAAGCATATCAAGAGGGCAGAGTTAAATAATCTAAGGAGAATTAACTATGGCTTTCCCTACCCCAGCAGTAACCACCACCACCGCAGCAACCTTCATTCCGGAAATCTGGAGTGATGAGATTGTTGCCGCATACAAGAAAAACCTTGTTGCGGCCAATCTGGTCAAACGCATGAACTACAAAGGCAAGAAAGGTGACACCGTTCACGTTCCTTCGCCCACCCGTGGTTCGGCCTCGGCCAAAGCTGCTTCGACCGCCGTTACCCTGATTGCCGCGACGGAAAACGAAGTGCAAGTCCTGATCGACAAGCACTACGAATATAGCCGCCTGATCGAAGACATCGTTGAAGTTCAAGCCCTGTCCTCGCTGCGTTCGTTCTACACGGAGGACGCTGGCTACGCTCTGGCTCGTCAAGTCGATACCGACCTGATCCGCCTGGGTCGCGCTTTCAACGGCGCTACCGTTGGCACGAACGACTACGCTACGTCGAACACCACGACCAAAGCGTACATCGGTTCGGATGGCACGACCGCGTACAACAGCACGACCTCGAACGCTGCTGCTCTGACGGACGCTGCGATTCGTCGCACGATTCAGCGTCTTGATGACAACGACGTTCCGATGGACGGTCGTTTCTTCATCATCCCGCCGTCGAGCCGCAATACGCTGATGGGCCTCGCTCGTTACACTGAGCAAGCGTTCGTTGGTGAGGCTGGTTCCAACAACACCATCCGTAATGGTGAAATTGGCAACCTGTACGGTATGCCCGTGTTCGTTACCTCCAACGCCGACACCGGCGCGGGTAACAGCGGTGCGGATCGTATCTGCCTGATGGGTCATCGTGACTCGATGGTTCTGGTTGAGCAAGTTGGTATCCGTTCGCAAACCCAATACAAACAGGAATATCTGGCTACGCTGTACACCGCCGATACCCTGTACGGTGTTAAGGCGATGCGTACGTCGGGAAGCGCTGGTGTGGCTACTTCTAGCTCCGCCTACGCTCTGGCTGTTCCGGCCTAATTAGTTGGAGGGGCTATCGAAAGGTAGCCCTTCCTTCTTTTGAGAGGGAAATATGGCACTTTATAAATGTCTACAAAGTGGCAATACAGTTGAGTTTGTTTTACCGCACGATATTGAATCAATGAAAGGACACGCCGGTTATGTCCGTATTGATGAAGAAAAGGAAGAACCACAGGAAAGGGTAAATATCCCTTTTTTAGCTCCTAAAGTTAAAGTTGGCCGACCGAGAAAAACGAGTTAATTATGGAAAATGGATTGTTTGGCGCTCAATGTCCTATTGCTACTCAAGACGTAGGAATTAACCTTAAAAACAGGAATCATGCTTTTAAAGAGTATGGTTATGGGCCGGCAAATCCTAATGAACCTAACGATGCGTTTTGGTTAAAAAAGGCCAAAATGTACAATTCTCCCACCGATCAAGTTAAGACTATGCGGTGTGGGAACTGCGCTGCTTTTATTCAAACTCCTGAGATGCTGGAATGTATTAAAAATGGCATGGAAGGCGAAGAAAAAAGCCCTATGGAATATGAAGAACAGGTCATTGAAACCGCTAAATTAGGATACTGTGAACTGTTCCATTTCAAGTGCGCTGCCGACCGTACTTGCGATGCCTGGTTAGTCGGTGGCCCCATTACGAAAGGCAAATATGAAAGCAACGAAAGGTCAGAAGAAAGTAGCTAAAGTACTTCGTGAGTATAAAGCTGGAAGTCTACATTCTGGAAAGAAAGGCCCAGTTGTTAAATCTAAAAAACAGGCCATTGCTATTGCTCTCTCTGAAGCTGGAATGTCGAGGAAGCGCAAATGAAACAAGGACTCTACTCAAATATCCATGCTAAACGCGCCAGGATCGCCGCTGGTAGCGGTGAGAAAATGAGAAAGCCTGGAACTAAGGGCGCACCTACCGCGAAAGCGTTTAAAGCAGCCAAAAAAACT